GAGGCATTTTTAAATGAGTGGAAAAGTTTATACGAGTCCCGTTCAGGAGAGCGAGGTATGTTCTCTAGAGTCGCAAGTCAAAAACAAGCTGCAAAGAACGACCGACGAGACGCTACCTATGATTTTGGAACTAATCCGTGTAGCGAGATCATCTTACGGCCTAACCAATTCTGCAATCTATCAGAAGTTGTTGTCAGGGCAGAAGATACGCTCTCAGACCTCAAACGAAAAGTACGTGTTGCGTCTATCCTTGGGACTCTACAGGCTACCCTAACCGACTTCCGCTACCTACGTAAGATATGGCAGAAGAACACAGAGGAAGAAGCACTACTAGGAGTATCATTAACAGGGATCATGGATCATCCAACCCTATCAGGAAGGAGAGATAAAGGTGTACTCAAAACGTGGCTTACGGAGCTTAAAGAAGAGGCTATTAAAACTAACGCAGAATGGGCTAACCGTCTTGGCATTAACACTAGCACTGCCATTACTGCTGTTAAGCCTTCCGGCACTGTTAGTCAGTTGGTGGATTCTGCGTCTGGCATCCACCCTAGATACTCAGATCAGTACATTAGACGAGTTAGAGCGGACGCCAGAGACCCACTCTGTGCCGTCTTAGAAGCTGCAGGAATCCCTGTAGAGGACGATGTTATGTCACCCACTACTAAGGTATTCAGCTTCCCTATAAAATCCCCTGACGGGGCTGTGGTGGCCTCTGAGATGGGTGCAATGGAACAACTTGAGCTATGGGAGATTTATCAGGACTTTTGGTGTGAACACAAGCCTTCTATGACGTGTTATTACCGTGATGATGAATTCCTTGAGGTAGGTCAGTGGTTGTACAACAAGTTCGACAAGATTAGTGGAGTATCGTTCCTCCCTTATTCCGAACATACGTACCAACAGGCTCCTTACGAACCCATAGATTCAGAGACCTATGAGAAGCTTAAGGAGGAATTCCCAGAGACGATTGATTGGAACATCTCTGAGAACTCCGACATGACAGAAGGGTCTCAACAGTTAGCCTGTACGGGGAATAACTGTGAGTTGTAAACTACGGGGGCTTCGGCCCCTTTTTTATTTAAGCAGTTTGTCAAACATCCCTTCTTTTTTAGGCTTAGTCTCTTCAAGAGGCATACGAAGCCCTAACTCTTTTTGACGCTCAGGTGTCATGTATTCTCTGATAACATCATTAGCCTTTTCTATTCTATTTAGTCTAGTTTTAATAACCGAAGGTAGCTTTTTTTCGTCACCTTCTGCTCTTACGTAGGCGTCTACAGCCTCTAGTAAATAATGCTCCCCAGCTGTCTTTTGCATTTGCCTAAAGATAAGAGAAGACTCTTTGTCTCCTTTCTTTTCTGAAAACTCAGCAAGATCCTCTAATGGTAGTTTATTGACCCCTCTATGATAAAATTCGTGCATGATAGTTCTATCAGGTTCGTTCCTAACTTTTTTTAATTCTTTTGGGTCTGTAATGTCTTGATAATAAACTTCATCAGTTTTTACAGGACCCATAGGAAAAAGAGACGGACTTCTGTATTTACTTTCTGACACGTCTATACCGGGAGGAGCATAAAAACCAGCAACTCTTTGATTACCCTCTACCATTTTAGGGACAATATTAAACATACTCATTATCGCGTCTTGTTGTCCGAACTGCCTTGGTGTAGTCACTTCACCTTTAGTCGGGGAGTCCCCAGCATAACCAAAGCCAGCAATAAGACCGTACTTACCACCCGGACGCACTTCAGCAGGGACTTTGTTAAACACGTCCATCATTAACTCATAGTCCATGAGTTTTTGTGATTGTTGCTTTCCGTCCATCGTTAGTCCTTATACCATAGCTGTTTGTCTAGTGCTTTCTAGCAATTGTTGATAAATCCTAGGGTTCTTCTCTTGTAATTCCTCTAACTTACCTGACTGGAGAAGTCTTTGGTATGTCCTTGATCGACTAGAATTAGAAGCCTTAGATATTTTGTTTTCTTCTTGGGTAGACATAACCTGAGGTACTGTCATCGTCTGGTCGTACTCATCGAAGTTTTCTTTAACCCAAATACCAAAAGTTCTAAGAAACTCTTCAGGGGCTGTATTACGCTTAGGCATTATCTCACGTAGACGTGCAACACTTTTGTTAGGGTCTAAAATAAATTCAATAAACTTACGGTCGTTGTTAATGTTAAGAAAGTTTAAAAAACTATAAGCAGCTGCAGGAGTTAAACCAGCACGACGGGCTAAGTCTTCAGGATCATCACCAAGTTTAGCTTTGATTAGCTTGTCCATCTCAGCTACTCTAGGTATTAACTCAATTAACATATTGAATTTAGCTCTAGCTTCTTTCTGAGCAGGGCCTGAGGGTAAATATTCAATTGCCTTATCAAGCTCTTTTTTAGCCTCTAAGTTTTCAAAAGCATTAACAAAGGACTGAACACGGAACTGGTAAGGAACAATAGAGTCTACGCCATCACCGCCTTTTTGCATTGCCTGTTCAACAGCAATTGCAGACTTCTTACGTTGAGTCATAGCCCTAGCTTCTTTGTAAGAAGGGGATATATCGTCAGCAAACCCTTGAATTCTTCGTTTTGCTGCAATCATCTTCTGAGCAGCGTCACTAGGCGCAGTCTGAATCATTGACTCAAGACGTTTAGAAATCATGTTAATACGCCCTACCGACAACGGGTGTAAACTATTGAATTCTGAAGAAAGACCCGTGGTTCCTTTTATTCCAGCAATCGCCTGTTGAACAACGTCTTCGCTACGTAGTGTGTCGTATAGGGGTAACGATTCTTGAGGTATTAATTCGTTGTCTACTCTTACGTAAGCATCATCAATAGCCTTTCCTATTTGTTTCTTACCTTCGGGCAATATAGTATTAACGAGGTCGTCAATAAGACCTTCTAAACTAGTAGCGTTGCTGCCTACTTTATCTCCAAGGAATCTTGCAAACACAGGTTTAATTACCGTACCTCTTTTAAGCTCTTCAGCAACCAAAGAAGCGTCACCAGTGGCTACTCCGGGGCTAATAGAAATCCCTCTTTGACCAGCGGCTTCAATCAGTTCAGCACCTGTTTCACGAACCGCCTCAGAAGGTCTAATGTCTGGACCAGCAACGTCTAAAGCACCTCTAATACCGGGGATACTAGACAAAAGCTGACCTGTAGGCCCCATGATTGCTAAAGCAGCAGGACCCGCAGCACCTCCTATAATCGTGTTATACATTCGAGCAGAACTTATACCAGCGGCTTGTTCAGGATTCTCTACAAATGTGTAATAACCGCCATAAGCACCAATAGCTGCACTTGGTTTTAAGCTTTGTAAAAGAGTCCGCCCACGAGTAGCGTATATTTCAGCAGCAATAGGTATACCTTGGGCTAAAGTGTCTCTAACAAGTGTTTGAGCAAAGTCCATTTCTCCCATCTTTTCTGCTTCAAGTACAGCACGAGTAAAATTAGCTGTTGAACCCTTGTCTACTAAACCTGCTGTTTCAGCAGAACCTAGGAAAGCTTGAGCAGGTCCAGCAAGGACTCTGATACCGCCTGACTTAATTACATCACCATAAGTAGCTTTTTCAGCTTCCTTTTGACTTTCTGCAAGAGCCTCGTCTAAAATACTAAGTTGTTTAGCCATGATAGTATCCTACTTAAATGTAATGTCTAACAGTGGATTTAAAGAAATGGTTACGTTAGGATTAGCATAACTTCGTGAAAGATAAGACGAAACCGTCAAATTCTTTCTTGCAGCTGCTTTTACAAGTTCCCCGTAAGAAAGTACTTCAGTATTTCTTGTAGGACGAGATATAGTAAATGAAATGTCTTTTTTAGGGTCTATATCACCGTCCTTCTCTAAATAAATTTCCCAAAGTTTTCTTTGTTCTTCTGGCGGCATAAACGTAGAGTACTTAAAGTCACCAGTAAACTTGTCCCATTTTTTTTCAACCTTATTGATAGCTGCTGGCGCATTCTCAGAAATCCTAGCTTCCCTTAAAGCCATCCCTTTCATAATAGCCCGTTCATTTAACGACTCCATTTGATTAAGAAGTGTTAAATAACCGCCCGGTGTTTGTAAAAGGTTAGGAACCGAAGCAATAAAAGTTGTAAATTCCTTGTCTGAAACAGCACCTATAGTTGCTGCTAAACGCTTCTTTACAAACTCCTGAGTAAACGAACGTATTTGGTCTATGTTCCCTTCTTTGTTTTTAAAATCAGACATAAGAGGGTCGCTTTCACTAACACCCATTGCCCTCATCATAGTTAAAGTAGCTCTACGCGCCCCTGAAATAAGTTCCGCACCAGCGCCAAACACGCCTGGTTGATCTTGAGCAACTAACTTAGCTTCAGCAAGAGTAGAACGCATGTCCATAGCGTCAGAGGCATTTTGAATTTGCGTTGCCGTTTCTTTAGCAATGTCTTCAGCTACACCTTTAGCTAAAGCACTTTCCCTTTCTTCACTAAGAGTGACTGAAACAGCAGGCTTTGTTTTTTTCTCAAGAACTGCTAACTCAGGACCGCCTATTGGTCGTTTTGTACCTAATTCTAAAGTGTTTGCTTGGTTGTCCTGAACAGTTCTAAGCTGTACACCCTCATTAGGTTTATTAGGATTTATCCATTCAGTAATCCCGGCCAAGACAGTTGCAGGGTCAGCATCATCAAGGGGGTCTAACAAGCCAAAATCGCTTTTGTTAGTTGCTGCTGCAATACTTCTTGGAGTGTATGTTTTAGAAAGGTCTATTTGTTCTGCTCTAGTAAAAAAAGGAGCAGGTTTTAGTGCTTTTCTTATTTGCAATGCGCCTGACAAGTCCTGTGCTGTTAAACCTTCGCCTAATCTTTCTTGCATTACTTCTCTTGACAAAGGCTCCTCAGAAACAGCACTCATTAACATACCACGGGAAGCTTGTTGTTGACGTGCTTGGGCCTCTGCTTGAGCCATCTTAGCAGCTTCTTCAGGAAACCCCGCTTCTTCTAATTGACGACGTACACGGGCAATGTTTACTGAATCACCAGCAGCTAAAGCAGCGTTACCCATCTTCATTATTTCAGCTAACTGCTGTCGTTTATCTCGTGCTTGAACTTGTTGAGGAAGACCACCAAGAGCAGCCCCCAAGTCCATCATGCCCCCAGTCATCTGAGGGCGACCTAGATTAGCTAGGAATTGTTGTGAAAATGTAGCCATTGTTGTCTCCCTTAAGGTTCCTTCTTAAATAAACCGCCTAAAGCGGATCCAGCCAACTGTGTACCAAAGCCTCCAGCAATACCTGCTTGTCCAAGACCGGCTTGAAGTAGTGCCTCAAGACCTGTAGCGTACGTCTCTCCGTACGTTTTGGCTTGTTCTGACAAAGAAGCGCGACGTTGTTCTGCGCCTGTCATTCCGGGCTGTAGACCTGCGATAAGCTGGGCTTGTGGGATGTAACTACCAGACAACATACCCTGACCTAGCTGTGCCTGTTGCATTTGCTCTTGTCCTGCAAATTGCATAGCGTTAAGCATAGCCGTATTACGGGCCTCTTCTTGTGCCTTAGCTAACGTCAGTCCTTCAGGAGTGCCGCCAAACTGTGCTGTCTGCGTACCTAATCGTCCCTGTGCAGCAAGGCGTTGCTCTAAAGCTAGACGCTCTCGTTCTTGCTCAGGAGACATAGCAGTCATCATTCTCTGAAACACTTCTTGTTCACGGTCAGCTGTAGGCATTGCTGCTTGTCCGTACATCTGTTGTGCCTGAGACAACAACTGTTGTTGTATTGCTTGTTCTTCAGGAGACATCTGCATTTGGTACGCCATCTGTCCTGTAGTAGGATCTTGTTGCATACCAAACTGACCACCTGTAGCGGTAGTTACGGTGTACGGCTGGAACTCAAGCATACCTCGAAGTTCTTGAGCAAGACCATCTGGGCCTGACATTTCACGATAGGCTTGACTACCGATGTCTCCTATGTCTTTATAACCTTGTTGTGCCAAAAGAAGACCAAGACCAGCTAGAGAACCTGCACCTGCTTCGCTACCTAAAAATTTACCAATTTCGTCATACCATGCCGCCATGTCTTACTCCTGATTAAAGTAGCTTACCTATCAAAGCCATTACGTTAATTTCTTGTAGTGATAGTTGAGAGCCTTTTATATCTGCCTCTAAACCCACAACAACACTTGTTCCATATCCTGTAGTGTTTAAACTACGTTGATTAGTTAAAGCACCACCAGTAAACTCTACAGTGGTGTATTCACTATCACTGTAATATCCAGTAATCTGATCCCCTACTGTAAACTCTGCTGTTGCATAAGTACCTTTAAAGTCGTATGCCCATTTTATAAACACTGCTGCATTGTTGGCACCGACTAACGTAGGCTTTAACTTCTTTAAAATTTTAATTCTAGAGGAATCACCAAAAGTTAAACTGGGGCTATAGTATTTAAACCTGTAAGTAGCACCGTTGTCTTCATAACCAGTGTATTGACTAATTCCATTAATCGTTCCTATTAACAAGTCTCCGTTTTCTTCTCTTGTATAGGACGAAAAACCAGTAGACAACCAACGTGTGACACGGTAAGATCCGTTTTCTAATGTGCCTCGAACATCAAAGCAATAAGTTATGTTTTGTCCTACAAAAGTTAATAAGTAAAAACCTTCTTCAGGACTATAAACAGACCTAAAGAATGTATTCTCTGCTTGTAATGCACCGATAATATCTTTAGTAATGTTTCCTGACAAACTACTAATAGGTAATGACTTTTCTTGTACTGTTCTACCAAAGCTTTTAAGGCCTGTATGTGCCAAAAACAACACATCAGTACCTGTGTACTGTACAGTATCTCTATCTACGCAACCTACACCAGCTACTGTGTCAGCTAAAGCCATTGTTGCAGGGGCTTCTGCACCAGAGTACGTAATAATACTGTGCTTACCAAATATAATTAATAAACCGTTGTGTGCTGCTAATGCAACGATTTCGTCGTAACCGTCAGGCCATACTTTAGATATGTCAATAGAGCCGCTAGTACCGCCTGAGTAGTCGTGACCTATAAGGAGGTCTGACCAGTAAACAACAGAAGGATTACTACTTACTCCTGTTACCCAAAGACGACCAAAAGCTGACAGTACTTCGTTACCTTGTACAACACCAGCTGCACCAGCAACTGAGTCTAGACGTACTACAGACGAACCGTCGTACACCAAAGGTGCTTGAGAAGCTTGAAATAAATAAGCCTTGTCATTAAAGTTAACAATTTTCCAGTTGTCTGCGGTAATTGTATAACCGCCGGGTGTAGCGTCTGTAAGCGTTGTAGTGCCTGTAAATATTTTGTTGTTACCTACAGATAAAATTACATTACTACCTACACTCCTATCAAATTCTTTTATAGCTCTAATTGTTCCAGAGCCTAATGCTGTTTTATTAGTTGTAATAACGCTATGACCTTTACGTGCCGCAATACGACCACGTTTGTCAATCACAGCATTGTCTGCAACCTCTGCAAACGACGGATCTTGAGCCAGTGGGGAGTCTTCGGTATTGATTCCCTTAAACGCTGGTGCAACAAGATTAATACTTTTAAGTTCTTGAGCCATATCAAATAGTCCTAAAGATCATCTCTTCGGGGTGCTTTGCTGCGTCTATTGCAATAGCGTCAGACAGAAACTTGTCAGCAATACTAAAGTACTCAGAAGTAGAAGTACCACCGGTCTCACCACGTTCACGGGTTAGCAAAGCTACTGCAAAATGAATGATAGGTTGTGAAGGCACAAGTAATACATCAGTGTTAGCACTTAAGTCCGCTTGTCGTTTAACCACATCAAAACGTAGGTTGTATACGCCGTCAGGAGTTGGTCCTACTAGTACTTGGGTATCACCGTTGGCGTCAAGACCGTTGTACGTGTAGTACCTTGGTGTGCCTTCTGACGCATTAGCAATATATATTTGTTCGTTAAACCAGTCCTTAGTCTGATAATCCATAAAGAAATTACTAGTGTCATTAAGGACACACATAACCTTCACGTTATCACCGCAGTCAGTTAGTGAATAAGTATTGTCAGACGCAACAGTAGGAACAATAATAGTGCTACGTAAAGCAGACCAGTCTGTTGCCTCCTCTACTAACGTTTTAGCATCATTAATAAAGTCACCAACCATCTTGTTATAAGTAGTACTAGTTACTGAGGTGGTTTCTTCCTCACGCAACCTACGTAGCACACTGTTCATTAAATTTAGGTATGTCATACAAGCATCCCGCTGTTCTGAAATAAGAATTTATTCAGTTCTATATCATAATCTTTTTGAGGTTCTGGTTGATACCCTATGTACTGGAAACCCGGAGGAGCGTAAGACAACATGCCCTTGTGGGGACTAAAATCTGACTTTATAGGTGCGCCACTAAGCATACCGTCACCATCACCATCACCATCACCGTCCCCATCACCATCACCGTCGCCGTCTCCAGTTCCAGTTCCAGTACCTGTTCCAGTACCGTCACCAGTCCCGTCTCCAGTACCATCCCCATCCCCGTCTCCGGTGCCTGTAGTGTCTTTACTCTGCTCTTCAGCGTCCTTACGCCCTTGTTCTGAAGATTCAAGATCTTTCTCTAGCTGTTCGTCAGCAGCATCTTTATTTGCTTGTTCAGCATCTTTAGCTTCAGTTTCAGCAGTAGTGTCTTTCTGAGTGTTTTCGTCCTTAGTTGACTGTTCGGCAGCCTGTTGTTCCTTAGCGGCTTCTTCAGCTTGTTCGTCTTTAGCTCTTTCAGCCTCTTTAGCCTCTGTTTCAGCCTGAGCGTCCTTAGCGGCCTCTGCTTCTTTTTCTTGTGTTTCAGCCTGAGCGTCCTTAGCAGCCTCAGCTTCCTTGCCTGTTGTTTCAGCGTCTTTCTGCTCTTGCTCTGCTACAATGTCTTTCTGTTCTTCTTCAGCTTCTTTTTGAGCACTTTCAGCTTCAGCGTCCTTAGCAGCCTCTGTCTCTTTATCACGGGTTTCAGCCTGAGCGTCCTTAGCAGCCTCTGCTTCTTTATCAGCAGTCTCTGCGTCCTTCTGCTCTTGTTCAGCCTGAGTGTCCTTCTGTTGCTGCTCCGCTTCCTTATCAGCAGCTTCAGCTTCTTTCTCTTGCTGTTCAGCAGCAGTTTCTTCCTTTTCCCTTTGTTCGGCGTCCTGCTCTTTCTGCTCTTGTTCAGCCTGACGGTCCTTTTCTTGCTTTTCTGCTGCGTCCTTGTCCGTCTGTTCAGCTTCTTTTTGTTCTTGTTCAGCCTGAGTGTCTTTCTGACGTTGTTCTGCGTCTTTTTCTAACTGTTCGGCAACGTCTTTTTCAGAATCTTCGGCTACATCTTTATCTACTTGTTCCGCTTCTTTTTGTTGTTGTTCGGCAGCATCTTTATCAGCTGTTTCAGCATCAGCCTCTTTCTGCGCTTCTTCAGCAGCCTGAGCTTCTTTATCAGCTGTTTCTGCGTCAGCTTCCTTCTGGGCTTCCTCAGCAGCTTGGGCTTCTTTGTCAGCTGTTTCAGCCTCAGCTTCCTTCTGAGTTTCTTCAGCAGCTGTGTCTTTTTGTTCCTGCTCTGCTTGACGATCTTTTTCAATTTCTTCAGCGTCTTTAGCTTCGTCTTCGGCTTCCTTCTGGTCCTCTTCAGCTTGACGGT